AGCGACGTACCGTAACGATGCAGGTGTACCGATAGCACAGAAGCTACGGATGCCTGACAAATCCTTTCAGATACTAGGCAACTCCAAGAAGATGGGGCTGTATGGTGAACACCTATGGCGAGGTGGTGGCAAGATGGTCACCGTAACTGAGGGAGAGATAGATGCTCTATCAGTCAGCCAACAGACAGGCAACAAGTGGGCTGTAGTCTCCGTGCCTAACGGTGCGCAGGGTGCGCATAAAGCTGTGGCTCGTAGCCTTGAGTGGCTAGAGACATTCGAGTCTGTAGTGTTCATGTTTGATAACGACCAAGCAGGACGCGAGGCGGCGGAGAAGTGTAGCCTTATGCTCTCAGTAGGTAAGGCTAAGATAGCTACGCTACCCTTGAAGGACGCTAACGAGATGTTAGTGGCAGGTCGAGGTAGTGAGCTAGTGTCAGCCCAATGGGGTGCTAAACCTTTCAGACCTGATGGTGTTGTCTTAGGTGAAGACCTATGGGAACAGGTGTCAGAGGTGGACGATTCAGAATCCTTCCCGTATCCATGGGCAGGGTTGAACGATAAGACTTACGGCATCCGCAAAGGTGAGTTAGTCACACTCACATCAGGCACAGGCATCGGCAAGTCTAGCATCTGCCGAGAGGTAGCACACCACCTGATAATCAATGACAAGAAGGTAGGCTACATCGCACTCGAAGAGAGCGTGAAGCGTACAGCTATGGGCATTATGGGTATCTCACTCAACCTACCTATTCATATACATGGTACTGATGTAGGGATGGAGAGATTACACGAGGCATTCCAAGCTACGATGGGTACAGGTAACTGTGTACTGTATGACCACTTCGGTTCGATGGACTCCGACCACCTACTAGGTAAGATAAGATACATGGTGAAGGCTCTCGACGTAGAGTATGTATTCCTTGACCACATATCTATCATGGTATCAGGGTATGAAGATGGTGATGAGCGTAGGCGCATTGACAACATAATGACCAAGCTCCGCTCTCTTGTAGAGGAACTAGGCATAGCTCTCATCCTCGTGTCGCATCTCAAACGACCCGAAGGTAAGGCGCACGAAGAGGGAGCGAAGACTAGCTTGGCTCAACTCAGAGGAAGTGCAAGCCTTGGGCAACTCAGTGACTTAGTTATAGGCTTTGAACGTGACCAACAGTCTGAAGATGAGGCTGACGTAACTACCGTTAGGGTGCTGAAGAACAGATACTCAGGGGAGACAGGGATAAACTGCACCCTTAAGTACAACAAAGAAACAGGGAGACTGAAGGAGACAGCTTCGGTATCCCTCATCAATAAAGAGAAGGCGGCTTACGCACGATGAACATAACCCTAATGCTCCGCGATACTCATAAGAGGTTTCGTCCTAATTTTAAGATGGACCTCATGGATTACAAACAACCAAGACCTGACCTAATAGAAACAATGGGACAATTAAAAGAACAAACAAAAGATACCTTCATCTTCGACATGGAGACTGATGGATTACTAGATGAGTGTACTAAGATACATTGCATCTCACTAACAACACCGAACGGAGACTCTTCCTTATTCGCACAGGATGACATACCTATGGCACTACACCACCTCTCTAATGCAGAGACTATTGTAGGGCATAACATCATAGGCTTTGACATCCCTGTGATAAAGAAGCTGTATCCTAATTGGAAGACACAGGCTAGGGTGCGAGATACCTTAGTGATGAGTCGTATGGCTTTCCCTAACCTGATGGACACAGACTACATGGCTGAGAGGATACCTAAGAAGTATCGTGGCTCTCACTCCCTCAAGGCTTGGGGCTATAGGCTCGGCTCTCTGAAGGGAGAGTTCAGCCATGAGGATACTGATTGGACGGAGTACTCCCTAGAGATGGGCGAGTATTGTGTACAAGATACCATCGTCACTCTTCACCTAGCCCACAAGCTAGAGGGGGAGGAGATGACCAAGCGTAGTCTAGACCTAGAGCATAGGTTTGCTACTGCTTTAGCGCAGATGGAACGCAACGGGGTAGGTTTCAATACAGAATCCTGTGCCTCTCTTTACGGCACACTCTTAGGTGAGAAGGATAAGGTCTTAAAGGAAATTGCAAAGGTGTTTCCTCCTGAGACTATTGAGACTAAGACGGTAGCTTATTGGCTTGACGCTGAGGGAAATAAGTATAGGATTAAGAGCGAAGCCCCTTACAACATCAGACAGGCTCTAAAAGCAGGACCTCTGAAGACTAAGGAGAAACATTTTAATCCTAATAGCCGACAGCAGATAGCTGAAGCTTTCATAAAGAAGCATAAGTGGATACCTGCAGAGTACTCCCCAACAGGTAAGCCCCGCGTGGACGAGGAAATACTCAATGGTTTAGATTACCCCGAAGCTATCCTCATCGCTAGATACATGATGCTATGCAAGCGCATAGGTCAGATAGCTGAGGGAGATAACGCATGGTTGAAGCTAGAGAAAGGGGGACGTATGCACGGACGTATTAACCACAACGGTGCGCTATCAGGTAGGTGTACTCACAACACGCCTAACATGAGTCAAGTACCTGCGGTGCGTGTTGAGTTCGGAGAAGCCTGTCGGTCTGTCTTCGATGTACCGAAGGGTTACAAGATGGTGGGTGCAGATATGAGTGGCTTAGAGTTACGATGCCTCGCTCACTATATGTATGATTGGGATGAGGGTGAGTATGTCAATGAGATACTATCAGGTGACATCCATACTCTCAACCAATGGGCGGCAGGTTTAGATACCCGTGACCAAGCTAAGACTTTCATCTACGCCTTCCTATATGGGGCAGGTAATGCAAAGATAGGTGAGATAGTAGAGCGTGGTGAGGGAGCAGGACGTGCCTTGCGAGGTAGATTTCTAAAGGCTCTGCCTGCCCTTAACAACCTCATCAAAGAGGTGAAGGGCGTGGCTAAGAAGCGTGGGTGGTTGCGAGGTTTAGATGGCAGGAAGCTACCTGTACGCTCTGAACACTCAGCTCTGAACCTGCTGATGCAATCAACAGGAGCAATCCTTATGAAGCAAGCTACAGTTAATCTAATGGAAGCTATTGACACGGAGGGATTAGATGCTAAGCTAGTACTCCATGTCCACGACGAAGTACAGCTAGAGGTCAGAGAAGACCAAGCTGAACGAGTCGGACAGCTTGCGGTGTCAGCAATGATACACGCAGGGAAACAATTCAACATTCATTGTCCGATGGACGGTGAGTATAAACTAGGAAACAATTGGGCTGAGACCCACTAATAAAATGAAACCAATCAAAACAATAGAGACTGAAAACTTCTGTTACCCATCTGACCCTAACCAATTCGACGAGGTACAGTTCACCCTCTACCCCGACGGAGATGTCATCGTTAAGAACGCTGAAGGCGATGCAATCATAAACGTAGATGAATTGAAGGAGGTTGTAGATAGTATGCACATGGCTTACCATGTGTATATTGAAGACCAAGAGTTCCAACGTCGTATGAGCGATGTTGAGTGCTAGTAAATAAACCTAAGATTCTACTTGATAACCCTCACATCACCACTATAATAAGGACAAGAAACAATGACAGAAGACCTACCACTTTTACTTATAGATGCCGACGTGCCTCTCTATAAAGCCTCGTTCGCCTCTGAGATAGAGACCGAATGGGATGATGACTTATGGACACTCCACTCAGACCTTGGTACAGCTAAGGAAATCTTTGAGCAGGAGATAGAGACTATCAGGGCAGAGTTCCCTGATGACTTCCCTATCTTACTCTGCTTCTCAGGTTCTAATAATTGGAGGAACACTATATACCCTGAGTATAAAGCTAACCGTAAGAAGAATCGCAAACCTATAGTCCTCTCCCCTCTGAAGGAGTGGGCGATGAAGACCTATGATTCTAAGGTGGTTGATACCTTAGAGGCTGATGACTTACTCGGCTTGCTCTCTGAGGAGGGCATAATGATTTCCGTAGATAAAGACCTCAAGACTGTAGCGGGGTTGCACTTCAATCCTAACTATCCTGAAGATGGCATTACTGAGATAACACCTGAGTATGCGCACTACAACCATATGTTCCAAACATTATGTGGTGACTCTACAGATGGGTACAAAGGATGTCCTTCCGTTGGTCCTAAGACGGCGGCTAAGATACTCGACGTTCCTACAGAGGATATGTGGGTAGCTGTACTTGAGACCTTTGCATCGAAAGGTATAGAGTATGATGAGGCTTTAGTGCAAGCACGCTTGGCTAGGATACTACGAGGTAGTGATTACATACTCAGCTCGAACACCCTAAAACTTTGGAAACCTGCTAATGTTTAGACCTAAACATATAAGGCTTCTCGGTGTATCTATTCCCGTGATTGTTTCTAACAGTAAGCCCGTAGACCCTGAAGAGGAAGTCTACGGCGTGTGGGACCCAAATGAAATGACCATCACAATAAATAGTGAGTGCGGTGAGGTTCAGGAAAGGGTGACTGTGCTACACGAGCTAGTACACGCGGTGGATGATTTCCTAGATTTAGAGATGAGTCACCAAGAGGTGTACGTCTTGAGTCAGGTACTATATCAAATACTTATAGACAACCCTAAGTTCGTTGATTATCTCCTGAACGTACCACAACGAAACTCCTACACGGTCACTTCGCTTTCTTCTTCAACAACCGACGTATCTGTGACGG